GTTGGATAAACTTTTAGATAAGGTTTAGTTTCAAGTTTCAACTCTTTTTTAACGTCTTCTGATAGGTCGAATACCTTACCTTCGTCTGGATGTTTTATAGCTCCACCAATCTGAACCCAATCATAATGATGTAACGTTCCCTTGACAAATTCTCTTGACATTGTACCGACACCAGAAGACATACGTAAGTCATCTGACAATAACAATATTTTCTTTTTTGACATTATAACCTCTTTAAATTTTTAATCGTTCAATAATTCCCTTTTAGTAATGGGTGTATCTTTATAATCCATAAAATACTTTTTTAAAACCGACAACTTATCATCATACTCGGCTATGATAGCTAGTTCCTTCTCAATAGTTTCCATCACATCTGGATGTTCTGCTACACCAACTCCGTTTTCCAACAGAACTTCAACATTCATTCTATGTTTTTCTATAAGTGCTTCAAATTGAAGTTTACTAACTTTAATTAAATCATCTCTTAACTGCATTAAAACTGACTCCCTGATACTTGTAAGTTTTCGTGTTCGTGGATTCTTTTTCTAAAATCCTCGTCTGATACATATCTATGTAAGCATCTATTAATTAATTTCTGTAGGGTGAACTCTGTCACCAAACTTTCTTGTTTAAATGATTTATACAAATCACTCAATAGTTTTACAGAAGTTAACTTAACTTTATCTTCCATTATTTCTCTCCGTATATACGTATATATATAATTAGTTAATAATAACTACTTTCTTACCAACTTTTTTAGCTTCTTTTATGGTACTGAAAGTTCCTTTGGACACCACGTCCTTTGGTATGAACGCAACAATTTTATCTGAGTATTCTACTATTTGTTTATTACGTTTATGGTAGTGCCATGTAGCATATTGTTTACCATACTCAAATCTTGGTCTAACACAATGTACATTATAAGGATAGTGTGTTGGTGGAAATTCTGCATATTTCATATCAAACTCTAATGCATACTTTTTAGCATATCCATCAGCTCCTTCTTTCTGTCCACCACTTACTATTTCAATATCTTGTCCAAACTTTTCTTTTAGTGCAAATACAAATTCTTTGATTCTTCTTTTATTAGAATATTGTCTCGAACCTACTATTCCTATTCTCATAAATCATTCCGTTTTTGTTTACGTTCTACCTTTTTTTCTTTGGGTGGTTTATCTTTGAAGAATCTTATAGCTTCAGAAAATTTACTCAACCCAGTTGCTATTTGTGATGGTTCGTGATATCTATATTGAAATCTGAAATTACCATTTAATGCATTCAAGTCTTCTACACATCTAACATCGAACCAAACATAATCACTACTTTTCATCTTGGATACAGCTTTTATACTTGTTTTCCAATGATGAGCTTCTTCCATAGATTCAAGTATTTTACCTAAATCGAAACTATTATCTTTTTTATCATCGAACCACAATAGTAATTCCACTATACCATTTGAAATTTTTTGAATATTTTCCAATTCTTGTAAAATTTCTTTTTCTACCTTTTCATTCGTGAAATCATCTAATTTCATCCGTATACTAATTTTTCCAAGATGATTCATAATTACCTCTTCCTATCACATAGTTCTGGTTTGTTCTTGAACTCACAATATTTACAATTTTTTTGTGAAGGCTCTTTTCTATAAATAGTATCCTGAAGATATTCTCCATTCTCATCGAAACATTCTGCTAGAAAATTATTTACGTTCAAGAGTACCCTATTAATACTCGGTTTACCAGAAGCAGGTACTACTTTCTGAACCCTCTTTTGTGGAAAGTCAACATTTTCCCACAACTTACGTTTCACAATAAAGAACTCTACATCAATCTTTTCTATTGGAACATTCATTTGAACTGAATAGAATTGTTTGTATAATAACAACTGGTCTGTTTTATTTTTATCCTTCTTCTGCCACTTGTTCCAACCTTTTGTTGAAGTCTTAATATCATAGATGATATACTTGTCTCTAACTGTATCGTGGATTACGAGGTCAATAAACCCCTTAAACTTGACGTTACCCTTCATTACATAATTTAGTTTGGTTTCAATACCAACAAGTTCATATCCCTTCTTACTGAAATATTGAGCTCTTCTTTTCTTGAACCAATCCAAAATATTACAACCATCATTGTAAAACTCTACCATATCATTTTCAGTACAAAAAACCTCACCACCATTAGATTTCATTATTCTTTCATAATGATGTTGCATTCTTTGTCTCAACAAGTCTTCCAAATCAATAGAATCTGCTTCTTTAGCGGTCTGATTATACATCACGTGTAAATAGAATTGTAACACTTCATGCATAGATGTACCAAACATTGTGTGGATACTATCTGTAAATTCACGTAGACCATCTACGTATAATAATTTCCATCTAAATGGACATTGAGCCCATAAGTTATATTGACTATATGATATTGATTTCAAAACCAAGACACCTCTTTATCTACTGAACTTAACTTTTTACGTTTATTTACTTTTAAATCCAATTCTACACTACTCAAACATTCATCAATCAACTCTTGGTCAATATTACTTTTAGACAAATCGTAATTAGTATATGGTGTTTTTGGATTATCTCTAACACCTTTACTTAGTAACCACCTACGAATGTATTGCCATGTTGAATTAGCTGCTAGATGTGGTTGAACTTGTTCTGTTATGTGACTTTTTTGTGTCACTCCATTTAATATACAATATAACCAATTCATAGCATCTTGTGGTAACTTGGGTCTAGCACGAGAAATAATTTCCTGCATGGTATTCCTCAAGTTCTCCCTAAAAGTTAACTCAAAATTATCTAAATTCCAAGAGCTTTTTTCAGGTATTTTTCTTATCATGTTCTGAAATTCTTCTTTGGTTTTAAATGTGTATGGATAATTTTCTCCCACAACTTTACTCATTTGTGGATTATCATACACCAAAACTGGTTTATCAACTTGTATACCATCTTGTACTGATAAATTCCAAGTCATGTAACCATCAACGAAACTTACACTACAATGAGAGTTTTCTAACAAGTATCTATATTGACCTCTGTTTAACTTAGAAGCTACATACTCTTTTGGAGCTTGCCAATCAGTACTCCATATCATATACTCATCTTCTAATCCTTCAAAGTATTCTAACAATCTATTTACACCCGTTGTTTGACCCCACCTATGATTAAATACGACAATCTTCTTGTCTGTTGGTAAGTCTATAGGTTCTGCTGGTGGTAACGGGTCTGAAGCTAGTGGCATAGTCTTTGTCTTATTCTTGATATAATTCATATCAATAGAAACTGGTTGTCCTTTTGTAAAGTTTCTAGCTAACCAATCATTTGATATATCAGTATGGAAGAATGCATTATCAGCCATACCTATTGATTCTATTTGTCTCATAAATGGTGGTGGTGTTGCTGAAGATACTCTACTACCTGGACAATCAACCCAGTGAAAGAACAAAAATCTACTTACAACTTGTCCATATCTCTTATCACTCATAGCTACAAATATATTATACAACATCTCTGGTTGGTGACAAAATACAAAGTCAATGTCTTGTGTTTTGAAGTCTATGATATTTCTAAAAACAGAATCATGAAACGCTGAACGATTAGATAAAGCATTTCTATAGTATGGATATTTTATAAGAGTAACATTTGGTCTATCATCAGGCATAGTATGTTTTTCTGGTACTAAAACATAGTGATGACATTCTGGCAAGAATGATATTGTTTTTTCTAATACCTTGTAATTGGAATCAAACTGATGTTGAAAAACTCCACTACTATCAAATCTTACTGGACTACCATAATGTAGTACTCTTAATCCATCCATTTACCATGCTCCTTTAAATGCCATAATCTATGTTTGAATCTTTCCCATAGTAAACCAACTAAAGTATCAGACTCATATACTCCAGCCTTACATTCATACTTATACATCTGGTTTATCCTTTAGTAGTCCTCGTAACCAATGTATATAAGCTCTAACCTTTCCACCTAGCTCCATATCATTTGGAAATTTATCAACTAACTCTTCTATAATTTTTATAGGTTGTTTCATCACTTACCCCATTTACCATTCTTGACTATTGTTGCCATAATTCCATAATTACTGACATCAAGATAAGCATCTTCCATTGGTTCACCCTCTACGGCGTTTCCTCTTTTACCCATCAATAAAGTTTTCAATCTTTGTATCTTATCATTCATACGAAACCAAAGACCTGTAAGTGATAGATGTATTTCATCATCTGTTATCAATTGAGTACCAACTGATATATTTCCTGGGCCATAGTCATGTTGTTTATGACAGAACAATTCATATTGTTCTCTTTGTAGTCTTTTGAACTCTTGTGTCATTTCAGGCCATTCTTGTTCCATCCGTTCTACAATTGTTCCAGGTGAATCAACACCTGTTGGTGTGTCTTTTATAGTTTTCATAACTTTTCCTCTTTTTAAATCTAATAAACTCGGTTCACTCAATTTACACTACCTCATCTACGACACCATACTCCAAACATTCACTAGCTGTTAGATAGGTATCTTGTTTAGAAACTCCTTCCCAAAACTCGGAAGATTTCTTTGTTACATCTCCAAGAATATTACAAATAGTTTTTTGTAATAGTTTCAAATGGTCGGCTCCTTTTAATACATCCGATGTTTTTCCAGCTTCAAAAGCAGAACCTTCGTGAACCATCACGGTTGAATTTTTAGTCATCGTTCTTTTACCAGTTCCACAAGCAAGCAAGACTGCGGCCGCCGACATACACGCTCCAAGGCAGTGAGTGTTAACTTTAACTGGTAGACTTCTTATGTAATCTATCATACCTAGCATAGTATATACATCTCCACCGTATGAGCTTATAATCATATTCAAATTCTTTTTTGGGTCTTCTTGATGTCTTAATAGATTATCTATTTTTGTAACAATTGTGTAAAGATTGTCCATATCAAAATCATAAGCCATATAAACTGTATTAGTTTCAGTATTTACACCCCACTCTAATTCTTTCATTAGAATAGTGTGTTTGATATTTCTTTCTTCAAGATTAGTCATTTTAAACTCCTATTGTAAACTAAATGGTAATTCTTTCCACATCTTTGGCTCTATGCCATATTTCTGTAGAACTTCTCTAATTTCATACATTCCTTGTTCTGTTAATATAAGTGTTTCTACAGCATTACTTACTTCTGATATAGAACACTCATAATGTTTGGTCATAATTTCAATAAACCATTTTGGTAAATTCATATCGTTCTTTCCTTTTACGTATCTTAAAAATTGTTTTCCTTTTGGTAAAACATCACAATATATTTTGTAATGTTCTCTTGGTGTTAAGACATCCCAATACTTTTGAACGTCATTAACGAAATCAACCCATTCCATCTTCATTGATAGAAAACGATTGACCATATAATCCGAATATGTTTTTTTATCCTCTGTTGAAAGAGTATCCCAATAATCTGGGTTCTGATATTGCGTTACAGCATTTAAGTGGTCGAATAAACCTTTTTTCTTAATTGTCTGTTTTTTCTTCTTTGACACTTAGACCACTACTCTCTAAAAGTTGTTTTGGTACTTGACCACAATTACCACAACTATAAACTTGAACTGGAACCAAACCAGCTTGTCCTGTTGGTGAGACGATAGCTGATATTTTCTTAATAACAAATGATGTTATAAATAAATAGTTTCCACAATTGTCACATTTCATAGTTTCTTGGTCTTCAAGATTAATTTTTACTTCATTTTTTGGTGCACCTGGAAAAGGTTTCATTGGTTTTGTACTCATTCTATTTCTCCTATACTAACTGTTGCAACTCCATGTTTTTGTACAACCAATGTCGTACACTTTTGAGCTAATTCGATACCTTTACTTATATCTTTGGTATCTAAGTAACCACGAACTAAACCTGCTAAAAAGGTATCACCAGCTCCACTTACATCTCTGACTGGTACTGATTCAACATCAAATGTTTTACCATTCCATCTACAACCTTTACTACCTAAAGTTACAATAAGTTTTTCTTCAAATCCTTCATCTGATAATAACTCATGGTTTTTCTTATACTCTAATTCATTTATTTTTATAAAGTCTGCATTTTCAATCCAAGTACCAAGTTTCTTTTTTGTATCTACAAATACGTTTTTATTATTATCACAAATCCACTTGATGTCATCTTCATGTAAAAAACCTTTACAATAATCTGATATAATAATAGCGTCAACTTCAACTTTACCACTCATTGATATGTAACATTCGTTATTCTGAATTGTTGATAGTAGTATATCATCTATTCTATCACAATAATCGTGTTCATCAACTCTTAGAACCATTTGACCACTACGATTGTCCACATATCTTTTTTTAACAATACTATTTTTATTGGTGATTGTATGAATACCCATATCTAACGATTCAACATTATTTGAAACATTTCTAGCCATACCATCATTTGATTCTTCACGTGTTGGTACAAATACTGGGATAGGAGCTTCTGGACTTATTCTCTCAATGTCACCATAAATAAAAACATCTTTACAACTATCTCCGACTACTAAGATTTTTTTCATTTTACTACTCCCAACAATTCTATTATCATAGACATGGCATTTATTTCTTTATCAACAACAATAGCATCAGATTGTTGATATTTGGCTAAAGTCAAGATACATTGAGCTACATGACCTTTACCCCAATCATCTACCTCATCATATAATAATCTAAACAACTCTGAATAATCTTTTACCTCACTATCCAATAACAATTGTCTTATATTCTTGAACGCATTTCTTTTATCTTGGTTCTTCAAGATATCAAGTACTTTCATCTTATAATCATTCTGAATAATACTTGTCTTATCCAATTCAAGATTACCATCAACAGATTGTCTTTGTGCAGAATTTAGAACTCTACGAATATCTGGATAACAACTATTGATAATAAAAGCTATATCTTCATTCTTATAACCAACTTTTTCATTATCGAGTATTTTACCAAGATGTATAGCTACCTCTTTTTTTGATGGTGGTGTTAGATTATACGCCTGACATCTACTTTGTATTGGGTCTATAATACGTTCAACAAAATTACAAGTCAAGATAAATCTACAATGATTAGAATATGTTTCCATTATATTACGAAGAGCCGCTTGACTTGTTGGTGTGATATAATCAACCTCATCAAGTATAACGATTTTCATATTAGCGAAACCAAGAGAACCAGCGAAAGGTCTGATTTTATCTATGACCTCGACTCTTCTTTCATCAGATGCATTAATGTATAGATATTCACAATCAATGTTCTTAACAAGTAATTTAGCGAGAGTGGTCTTACCTGTACCAGCCTTCCCATATAGTAAAAGATGTGGTAAGTCTCCACTCTCTATAGCGTCTTCAATCTTAGTCTTTAGGTGTTTATTACCTATGTAAGATTCGAGACTTGTAGGCCGATACTTTTCTACCCATAGAGTGTTTTTATCATTTGTAACTAACATTCAAATTATATAGCTGTACGTGATTGTAAAAAGTAAACTGCTGAATAATCATCAATGTTGAAAGACAACTTTACAAGTGGTCTATCTCCACCAACCATTTCAAAAGTACCAGTTTCACATTCTTTATTTACGTTCAATATTTCAGACATAACGTCACTATTGAAATAAAATTTATCAACATCAGCATACTTTGTTGTTGTGACTGGTATTTCCAATCTATTAGAATGTGTTGTTCTCCAACCAATACAAACCGAAGTATTACCATCTTCAGTTAATACTGTAAAGGTATCTATTTCATCCCCAAGTGCTGATTTACCACTTGTAAATTTTTGGATGAAGTTAGAATCCATTGTAAAAGATACTTCCCACTCTTGTTGAAAAAGAGTCTTCAATATCTCATCACTAGCTTTAGGTACGACACTTGTGTCGTGTAACATATACTTTGCTTTATTACCAAAATCATCTTTACAATTTACCTCAACCGCTTTCTTCTCACCATCTCTATCAATGTTAGTAACATCAAAAGATATTTCTGAACCAAGTGATTGTAATAAATTACTTAACTTTGAAATATCACCAACACCAATAGTAGCTTCTTGCATCGGTGACTTCTCCATTTTCAAAACAACCAAACAATCTTTATTATCTGTTGCTACAGCAGAATGGGTATTACCATTATGTGTTGTTATTTGTGTTTGTGTTATTTTGTTTCCAAGACGTATCTTGTCAAGATAGCGAGTAAGTTTCGCTTTTTCCATAACCATTTTCTCCTATTATTATATGAGTTATATATACATATATATGACTCGTTCAAAACCATCAATTTATTTTTAATAAATCCTTAAATTTTTTCAATTGTTCTTGGTTGAACCAACCATTAAAATAATTACCACCAATATTCAGTATTGGATAGGTCAATGTATTAGATTTTGTTTTCTTGTAAAGTTTTTCTTCTAATTTTTTGTTCTCAAAAACTCTAACTTCCATAAAATTTACACCATTGTTTTTTAACCAAGTTTTAGCTTCTTTACAATACGGACATTTAGGAATTGTGTACAATACTAAAACCATGCGTTTTCATTCTTTACTTGTGGTTCATCCCAATCTAAAGCACCATAAAACATATTTAGTTTTTTGGTCAACGCTTGTTCATACATTTTATCATAGTCAATATATTGTTTTATAAAATCCATTATCTCTTTTGGGTCTTCATAACCCTTGTAAGCAACTACGTCCAACTTCAAAGGATTGTCTTTTAGATACACCCATCTGATTTTAGAATCACTAACAATTGGTTCATAACTTTTTTTCTTGAAATACTTCAACAAATCATTATAGTATATTGAAGACTTAACGTGAACTGGTGTACCAGTCATAATAGCTGTTTTTGCACCAACGTTACTGAATCCATCATCTTTTTTTGGTGTGTATTTTTCTATATTTTTTACACCAACTGGATTTGCTATATCATCTACACTCAATTGTGTTATCTTAGATTTGAAATCTAATATTCGTTCATCAACTTTATCCTTTGGAACATAGTTTAATATATCATCGAGTACACTCTTTAGTAGATGTTTCATAGCTGGTGGGAAAGTACTTCTAACTGTATCCAAACCTTTTACGTGAACCTTATTTACCTTTACACCATTGTCATTGATAATTCTCATCCCATATCTTTTCTTAACAACGAAGAAACCAGCTCTTGCTATAATCTCTTGTTTGATTTCAAATCTATGTTTGACAATATTACAAAACTTTTTAGCAAAGTAATCGTAAGACTTATTCATATAACCTTGAACTTCTGTGGCTATCTCTGAAATCTTTTGTGTTTTCATAACATCAGAAAGTTCTTGGTTTGGAAATCTTTTTCCAAGAAGTGGTACGGCTGAATAAAATACCGAATCAGTATCAATGTAGATACAATAGTCTTTATCATCTTCAAGTTCTTTATTATAGAAATGATTACCAATCTTCTTTGTAAATTTAATCAATGATTGACCAGTCAATGTTGTTGCTTCGGCGTTATCTAAATCATAGAATCTAAAAACCGACAAACCCAATACACCATACAATGAATTTAAAACAACTTTCTGAATGTATTGTTTTCTATTGAAGTATTGATACTTCTCATCATCACCTTCGTCAGCAAACTTTTTAGCTAGTTTTCTAAACTCTACCCTTGTATCAAACCATTGTTCCAACAAAGCTGGAATCAAACCTTTTTTATCTGTTTTATATATGATACCATTTGATGATATAGAAACTTGATTGTCATTAAAATATTTTTCTAATTCTTCGTGTGTAACTTTACCTTGTTCTTTACCACCCATTTTTACTGTATAGGTTTTTGGTACTTTTTTTACATACTCTTCTGGATTCCAACCAACTATCTCACCTATCTTAGTTTCTGGTGATATATTCAACGACATAATAATTGATGGATACATTGATGTAATATCCAAATCGTAAATCCATTCGTGTCTACCTTTTTGTGGGTCTTGTACATAAGCACCAGAGAACTTGTTCTCTTCAAATAAATCTTTTCTACCATCTTTCTTTTTATTTGGTGCAACAATACCAAGTTTTTTCAGATAAACTAATACAGCTCCTTCAAGATATCTCGAAGACCACTCTACTTCTTCATATGGTACGTGACCAACATGAGCAATACCACGACATACATCAATGAAATCTAACTTGTCATTTAACATCTTAACAAGTCTAACGTCATGTACGTTATATTCTACAAACTTATCTAAGTCATTGTCATACAAGTCATTTAATGTTCCTTCATACTCAACTTTTTTCTCACCAAGTTCATCTTCTGCTATAGCATCTAATCTATAAGATGTCTTTTGGGTATATGTAAAATTTTTGTATAGTGATAAATAATCTAATTGAGATAGTCCAGCTATTTTGTATCTATTTTGATACTCACTCCAATTAACTCTTCTGATTGGAGACAAACAATCTGCTATTTCAGAACCAAGTACATTTGTAGCTCTATTGTAAAGGTATGGTATATCAAACCTTAGAGTATTCCAACCAGTTAATATTGTAGGTCTTAATTGAAGAAACAATGCGTAAAATCTATTTAGTAACTCACCTTCTTCTTGAAAAGCTTCTATCTCAACATCATCTTTTGTTTCAAGAGTTAGTCTATTCTCTGGGTCAAGTACGAGACAAAAATATTTATTTACTTCACTATCGTAGTAAGCTATTGAAGTTATTTTGTTCTCTGCTTTTTGAACATCTGGAAATCCTTGTGTAACCTCAACCTCGATATCAATAATACCAATTCTTATGTTTGTGGATATATCATCTGAATCTGTATACATATCAACAAGTGTTCTTGTTTCTGGATTTACATCAGACTCCCAAAGATTTTTGGTATTCTTATCCCACTTATATATCTTCTTTAGTTTATCTCCGTAAAGAGATACATAAGTTCCATAATTATCTTTTACGTAAGCGTATTTTTTATATGGTAGAACGAGATAACCTTTTTCGTCATCCCAAATGTGTATCTTATTTTTGAAGTTATCATAAAATATATTCTGATACATTAGAACCAACTATCATCTTTGTTAATTGTTTTGAACTTTGGGTCTACTTTTGATTCACCAAACGTTTCACCAGAATCATCAACGAGTTTTTGTATTTCATCTCGTTTATCATCTGGAACAAATAACCTTGTATACTCATAATTTGGGTCGTCTTTTATTCCTTTGGATAAACACCAAAGTCTTATCTTCTCCCAAGTATTACTCAGATACAAATTAGGATGACTATTGTATAATAGATTTTTCTTGAAACCATTATCTTTTAGAATGTGATACAACCACTCTATACCAGCACTTGGTGTTTTCACAGTACGTTTCTTTTTACCATCACAAGCTTCAATCAAATCGTTAATTAAATTTTCTTTAAATCTTTCATCGTGTGGTGGTAAATCCCATTGAAAATCTTTTGGTGTGTTTTCTAATAATTCAAGAAAAGATTTTTTATCTGTAAAATATAGTGGATAGTCTTTACCTAAAACGTGTTCTTGTGTTGGATGTTTAAATGTTAAACTTGGTCTATTTGCTTTTATAGCATCTTGTACTGATAAATTCCAAGTCATATAATCATTTACAATACAAATAGAAGCATAACAATTATCTATCAAGTATCTATATTGACCACCACTTGGTAAGTTTTGAACTTTCATCCAATCTGGTGCTGGTTTACCTGCTTTAGGTTTTCTAGCATCATCATCAGTAATCCAAACTAACCACTCATCTCTGTCAAGGTCTTTCGTCCACTCTATAAGTTTTTTTATACCAGTAGATTGATTCCATCTATGGTTGAACACCAATATTTTTTTGTCTGGTAATGGAAATGGTTCTGGGTCAGGTAAGTCACCTACACCAAGTGGAAAGTAATTAATTTTTTCTTTCATCACATTGTCATCAACACCTTGTGCTGTATGTGGCATCTTATCCCAATTAGATTTCATATAGTCCAAACTAACTGGACAATGAAAATAAGATTTTGTAGATAAATCAATAGCTTCTAATTGTCTGAAGAAACCAACTGGATAACCACCAGTAGGTCTACTCTTTTCACAATCAACCCAATGAAAAAAATTGTAACTATCTACAGTCATTCCATACCTATCGGTCAAGATTGCGTTATAAACATTGTACAATAATTCTGGTTGATGATTAAAGATAAAGTCAACATCAAGTTTTTGAAAGTCAACTTTTTTCAATAGAGCTTTACTATCGAAGAAACCACGATTAAATAATACACTACCAGCATATGGAAACTTTATCATTGTGACATTATCTCCAAGATGTGGGATTGTATTATTTGGTGGAACTAAAACATAGTGATGACACATAGGTAACCACTTTATAGTTTTAACCATTACTTTATAATTGGAATCTGCTTGATGCATGAATTTGGTTGAACGCCATCTTACAGGTGACATCACGTGTAAGACTCTTCTACCATATAACTTGTGATTTATCATTTAATAACCTTATTTTATAGAAATAAATAGTCACCCCAAAATCTAAAGGGTCAATATTTTTTT